AAACCATCAACCTTCGACTTCGGTATAATGCTGAAGGATTACCTTCATCGTCATACATGACAATTGCATCTTTAAGATGAACACTTTGGAAAATCAAATGATCTTTGGAGTTAGACAACCCGGAATAAAGCACCCCGGTTCCAAAGACAACCAGATCCATGTCGCACTCACCTGTTGCTTGCCTGAATCTTGACTTAGGATTTTTCAAAGCCCGGTTAAACCGTTCCGTAGTATCGGCTAACCAAAATGCGTTTTCATCTTCACGTTCAAGGTTATGATCCTCTGCACGGATACGGGCGAAGATCTGCCCCTCCGGTCTGATCATAGATCCCACCGTATTGGCTAGACTTCTTGCCGCTTGGATACCAGTGCCATCAAAGATGTCATCGGTTCGATTGTCTCCATCCTCGGTATGGGTTACGAAACCCTGTCGGCGAGTTAACAACACCCGGGATAAATCATCCCAGAGTTGTTCAAACTGGCCTCTTCGGTTCCTTAATAAAGACCGTCTTCTTATATGTTTTTCTACTCTACTTAATTCAGCCATTCCCCGGTCTCCTTATCCCAACTTGTTTTCCCCGGCCCCTGCACCGAGAGTAGGTCGTAACACATTGGCTTGTCGAGTAGTTCCCCTCGGACCAGTCAGTTTGGTCTTTGCTTTTTTCTTCTTTGTAGATTGTTCCCCTCGGGTTTCCTGTTTAGCTTCCACAACCTTGGGCTCTACTTTTTTTACAACCGGAGGTGGAGGTGGGGGTACATATATTGGCATTGGTGGTGGCTTTGGTGGACTAAATATTTTTGCGACTTTACCCATGTATCTTCTCCCTTAAATAGAAACAAATAAAACAGGACCGTCTTCTATCATCCCGCCTTTTTTCATCAAGTTTATAAATAATTTCTGGTTCTTCTCATCCAACCCGGCAGTAGCGGTTGTAAATACATGAGAACAATTGTGGTGTTTAGCCCACGTTAAGACTGCTTTTAACAATTGCCTTCCAGCATCAGAGCCCCGGGCCATTGGTGACACCCAGAACTTATTAACATAACAAAAAGGTTGTTCATGGAACTCCAAGCTGTAAGCCAGCATGGTTCCACCAATAATAGATCCTTCATACTCAGCAACGTATATATCAGCTACCGGGTGATCCAGATGAGTCTTAAAAAAAGCCCTTGAAGCATTACCACAAAACTTAACGTTGTAACTGCTCTCGTCATTACTCCGATCAGCGAAATACAACAACTCATTCAAATCATCTTCTACAGCTTTCCTGATACTTACTCTCTTTATCCGTGCCATTTGTGGGGGTTATACCGATGGTTTTGTGACATCGGCCTCTTTAACTTCCGTTTATTATCAAAGATAAACCGCATTTGAGATTCTTCTCTCCCCATAAGATAAGTCCTCAAAGTATCTTCAGTCCATCCGTTTAACTTGTCTTCTTCTGTCAACTCAACCTTTTCTCTCTTCATCTCCACCTATGCGGGTTGTATTGACTATTAGATCTGGGAGAAGCGGAAAAATTTATTCCGCTCTTCTTTCTCCCCTCCAGTAGAGCGTAAACACAGCTATCGCCCTTATCGGGACTGCGGCCCAGTCTTTTCTTTAAATCCCCAAACCCATCCCGGGTGTGGGTACTTTTCCCTTCAACCTGAATCCCTGCATTGGTCAACTTCCAACGTGGCGCACAGAGATCCGCTTTCAACTCCCTGTCGGGTGGCAACATCAATCCCGCACCATAAGCCGGGTCTAATGCTTCCCTCATCTTCCACCACATCTCTGACCGCTTGTTAAAAAAACCAAGTGATCCACTGGCATCTCTGCCATGACTCTGTTTCCTTCCATCAACCGACACAACATTTAATCCATTACATCTAAGGTGATCGTAGGGGGAAGTACCCGCTCCACCGATGATGTCTATAAATATCGGAGCCCCATCTTTTGCTACACTGGTACACAATGCCGCAATGGTAGGACCATCCACTGTTGTCTCACCTTTCTTAACTATCTGTCTCCCAACCCAGTTACCATATCGAGGTGTCAGTATCGTCTTGTCCTTACCACCTCTTGCCGGGTCAACTCCAAGTGCATCCATCTTCACATTTGAAGGTTTCTCTTCCAACCAACGCTCCATAGCTTCTTCCACCCACATGGTAGGAATAACTTGCCACGGATCGTCTTCAATCCCCGCCGAGAAATCCCCCAGTAACATCTGGGAACGGAGAGGCTCCGGCAATGCTTGAAGAGTTGCCTTGTAGCCACTTACCATCAGGAAGGGATTATCTTCTACACTCGATGGTATAAAGGTGCGGCTTTTCGGAGTTACTTCTTTTCCTTGAACTTCAACCGGGTCCGGTCCATCAACCTCGATGTCGTTACCCTCTTCGTCACTAACAAACCACCGCAACTCTCCCGGCATTGCCGGACGGGGATGTTCCTTATCTAACCACGGAGCCCAATACTTCACCACCCAATGACCTTCGGCTGTAGTGGGCGGGTTCGTAGCACAAATAACTCTGCACCGTTGATCTGGATCAGCGGAACGGTTCCAAGTAATTACATACCTGAATTGACTTTCTAAAAACTGGGTCAACTCATCAAAACAAATCAAATCCCGGGGATCACCTTGATAAGCTTGTTTATCCTCATCGTATTGCATACCACCAAGACGAATACTTCTGTCACCACCCAGATTAAATCTCTTCTCTTGCCCGTTGTATCCTTCCCGGGTCTTCCTTATCCTTATAATTTCTTCTGCTATCGGTCCTAACTGCTTGGACTCTCGCCGATAAATTATTGTTCTTTGATGCCGGGTTAATGCCAGCCCAATCAACAGACTACTTTTTCCTCCACCAGCGGCTCCACCGAAAAGCATAATATCGGCTCTACTTTCGTAGGCCATTTGTTGCGGTGTAGCAACTTCAGGGTTCTCGATGTCAATCAAAGGTCTCCAAGGATTTTCTTGAACATCTTCAACTAACAACCTATCAATTTCATCTTTCTGATCTTTTGGAAGCGTGTCGTACTTCGCTACCAATTCAGCCAAGTTTGGCTTCATAAGCAATTAGACTCAGTTCGTTACATCAATGGGAGGTTTATCCAAAATAGTAGTTCCCATTTTGGCGGCAGTGGCAAGGTGGGCTAACCGCTGTTTCAATTCTGTCTCACTCAATTTGTTTGTTGTCACACCTTTAACTTCCAGTCGTTGAGTGTCCACCCACCCGGCTTGCGATTTTAACCAGAAGATTTGTGCCGTGACATTGCCTTCCATTGCTTTAGAAAATAATGCTTTTGAAACTTCGGCATTGGCTTTCGTTTTTCCAGTGTCCAACTCTTCCATAAAATATTTACGGAGAGTGTTAACACCACATCCAATAATCTTTGCCTGAATAGTGTGCGGAACTCCGGTGGCAGTCATTAGCATGACCCGTTCCTTATCCTCTTCCTTGTACTCGTATTTTATGACCGTACCCTTCGGCCTTCCTCGTCCTCTCTTCAGGGGGTTAGAAGTTTTGACTTCGGAGGCGGGGGTTAGGTTGGTAGGTAAATTTTGATCGTTCATATCCATATATTATATACCATAATATTATTATTTTAAAAATATCACAAAAATCAATATTTTTTTGAAAAAAATTTGGGTAGCCCCTTTAAAACAAGGGGGGTAGGGCGGTATGTGGGGGTAAATCTAATAATTTTTGAGAAAAATACTTGTAGCACCAAGCCAATGCTCCGGCGGGGCCGGAAGCTTGGGGGGTGGGGTGGCCCGTTTGGGCATTTTCGAGGAAATGAAAAAGGATTTATTGATTTGAGTTTAAACCACAATTCATAAGCGCACGGGCTCGAGCCCTTCAAGCCTGTCAAGCCCTTACTGGTAAAGGCCCGTTACATAATATCCAAATATGTAACACCGGATTCTCGATTGAATAGGGAAAGTTTCCTTATATAAGGCCGGGATTTTGAGCCCTTGATTCTGGATTGAATATCACTGGATAGATTCTCGAGGTTTAAACTCATATCCATATAAAAACGACACTATGCACGCTTGACTCGATTTTATAGGGATTTGAGTTTATCAAATATTCAATTTGAAGCCTGATTCAATGGTTAATATTAAAATGCTGTTTTTTTCTAATTCCTTATTAAATGTAAAATAGTTTTAAAAAATATTGCTTTTTGTGATATTTGCTATTGACAGATATAATATAAAGTATTATATTCTAATATATAAATATCACTATTCATAATAACAAGGGGAAACAAAATGAATAAAACGCATGAAAAGATAACAAACAGAATTATAGAAGAACTTGAAAAAGGGAATATACCTTGGAAGAAACCTTGGAAGGGTTCAAGCGAATATCCGAAAAACTTAATTAGTGGAAAAACTTATTCAGGAATTAACTTTTTTATGCTGTCAATGTCACATTATGAAAGCAATTATTTTTTAACATTCAATCAAGCCAAAGCAATTAGTGGAAACGTCAAGAAAGGGGAAAAAGGTTTTCCAGTTATCTTTTATGGTCAAGCTAAAGGAAAAGAAAACTCAAAAGGGGAAACCGAAAAAGGTTATAGCTTCTTAAAATCTTATACCGTTTTTAATATCGAACAATGCGAAAATCTCGATCATTCCAGAATTGAAGAAGCCAAAACTTTTGAGCCCTTAGAGTTTAACCCAATTGAAGAAGCCGAAAATATTATTAAGGGTTATATAGGAAAACCTGAAATAACTTTCAAAGAAAATCAAGCTTTTTATAGGCCGTTAACAGACTCAATCAATATGCCAAAAAAAGAAAACTTCAATAATGTTTCTGGATATTATTCAACTCTTTTTCATGAAATGACCCATAGCACGGGCCACAAAAAAAGATTAGCACGGCCTGAAATTATAGAAAACAATTATTTTGGTAGCAATGATTATTCAAAAGAAGAATTAACAGCAGAATTGGGAAGTGCTTTTTTATGTTCACAGTCTGGGATTGATAACACTTTGGAAAATTCTGTTTCTTATCTTCAATCGTGGCTAAAGGTTTTAAAAAGTAAAGACAATTCTAAATGGATTATTGAAGCATCTAGCAAAGCACAAAAGGCTGTCAATTATATTAATGGTGACTTGAAAAAGAATTAAAGCTTTAACAAGGTTGCCGGGATGGTCCCGGCAATCTGATTAAGGTTTTAATAGAAGTTTAAACTCAACTTTTAACAAGGGGAAACAAAATGAGAATTATAGGATACGCTTTTAATGCGGATTTGCATTGCGTTGATTGTACTGCACAAATATTCGCAGGGGATCTTGACTTTGAAAAAGTAAAGGATATGGAAGGAAACCCAATACACCCAATATGGAATATAGATGAAGACTCCGAGAAAGAATATTGCGGAGACTGTTTAGAGAAATTATTAGACTAAATAAATATATAATATAATGTAATATTTTATTGACATAATATAATATATATGCTTAAATGTGATAAATCTTAAACAAGGGGAAACAAAATGAAAACTCAACAACTATTCAGTATAAGAAAAGAGTCTGCTTTATTAAGAAACCGAATAACAGTTAAAAGTTTTAAATATGCCGAGGATATGCACAAATTTTTAAACAAGCAATATGACAATAATTGGAAAATTATGAAAAATTCAATTAAGTCTGGGACTTATTTTGAGCAATACGATTCAAACGAACGGTGTTTTAAATTGTTAAGCATAAAACTTTTAAAGAATTAACAGAGTATAAATTCTATTGGTAAATTTTAACCAAAAAAAATCCGGTCCCACGTTGAAATGAAGACCGGATTAAAAATCGAGTGGATTTTTTATAAACAAGCGGAAACAAGGGGAAACTTGAAAACCGCCTATTTAATTTGAGGATTATAACATGAAAACGCAACTAACCGAAAGCCAAATTCAGGAAGCAATAACAAATAGCATAATAAAAAATGAGATTAAATATTGTGTTTCAAGTTTGATACATGGATTAAGTCAAAAAGAAGGGGTTCATTTATATGATGAATTCCCTGACTTATTTCAAGGCCCACCCAGTTATGGAGAATACACCTGTCCAGATTGCTACCATAATTGGGATGATGAACCCGAAGAGGAAAATTGCCCAGAATGTAAAGCAAAAATAGATAGTGAAGAGCCCGACCAATTCGAGCCGACAGAATATTCCGAAGTTTTTGAACACTGGATAGTTTCCGAATGGTTAGCAAATCGACTCGAAGAAAAAGGGGAAACAATAGAAAAAGATTTTTACGGCTTAACAATCTGGGGAAGATGCACCACTGGTCAATCT